GCCGCCATCGCCGGATCCTTCGCTTTACCGTTATTAATGTGCCATTGGATGTGATTTAAGACCGCCTGAGTAACTTGTGGGTTTTCTCTAGCCTCTGGACTATGAAGCACGCAGTCATGCTCAAGGACGTGAATTGCGTCGTCATCAGTGAACACACCTTGAACCTCTTGGCCTTCCATCAGTCTTTCGTTTTCAGACAAGATCAACATGCGCTGAGAGTTATCGTACTGATAAAGCGGCTCTAGATTACCGGTGGTTAACACTCCCAAATATTGCTCAGGAGTTTTAATCATGCTTCCCTCTTGAGGAGGCGGAGCTTGCAGAAGATTGTTAGCAATTTCCATCCGCCCGGCGTTTGCTTTCGTGAGCGGATTTGCGCGGTTCACAAAAACTCTGCCGATGCCTTTTAGGTCTTTATTGCTAAATTCCTTCATCATGCTGCGTTTTGATTTTCCAGCGATGAGTGCCACGCGTGGAACCACGGCGAAAGTTTGCAGAAGCTCAATCAATGCCGTTCCAACGCTTTCGAGCGCCAGCGTGTAGCTTGTCTGAGCGCCGCTTGTGCTTTGGATGGCTTGTTGTTGCAAAAGCGCCATCGCGGTCCCGGACATATTCGTCGGAGCATTTCCGCGGCCGATCTGAGATACATTTGAAAGCAAATCTCCCTGATCAATCAGGAAGCTTGCAAAGTTGAAAACCTCTGCCGGCGTTTTCAAGAGATCCATTGACTCCATTTTTCCAGCCTTCGGATCAAACTCCCATACATTCATCCCTTCCATTTGGTTGAGTCTTGGGGCTGCGCCCTTTGGAACCTGGAAGTTTTGAACTGCGTTTGCAGATTGATTCGTAAGGATCGCACTTACAGTTGAGTCAAACGCGTCTTGAACTGGAAGTAGATCCATCAAGTACGAATGGCCGAAAGCGGTCTCAGCTTGCGTGCCCGTGGTGATTGGAAATAAGTAAATGTCCTTATAGGGAAGCTCACCGTCGAACAAAACGATTTCATCATTGATGATTCGGGTCATGCGACCATTTTTAATGGCGTCGGTCTTTGAGTGATAAAGCGTATAGACCCAGATTAAATCAGACTCTTCATCCTCATAGAAGCTGGCGTTTTGAGCCGTACCAATTTCATACTGACTTTCTTCCTTCTCGTCGTAACTAACCGAGGTGATTTTATCGGCAAGTTCTTTGTGTTTGGAGGCTAGGTCCCATTTGTTTTCCTGCTCGCGAACGATATACCATTTGTGATTCATGTTCTTACGGCGAAGATCACGAGTGACGTCAATTAACGTATGGGTATTTACAACGAAGTCACCTTCATAAATTGGATCGTTCGTTTCAGGATTGGTTCCATAAACCTCGCCACCCGTCGCATTCCAACCAAGAGAAATCCATCCTTCTCTTAAGTAAAGGGCCTTCAAAACGGACTCGGTGAGCTTTGTCTCGATCTGTTTTTCTCGCATGTAGTAATCAAGAAGGCCACCTGCTAATTGCGTATCGGCTTGGCTTTCAAGATCAGTATTAACCGCTTGCGCCTCCCATGCCGGGCGAGAAGAAGTAACCATGTTATGGATATTTCTCACGTAGCTTGCGTAGTGATTGATATGGATGGCTTTAATGGCCTCATCGACATCTTGAATGTTCGGATCGGCAAAATAAGCATCGTAGGATTTTCGTAAAGCACTCAGCATCCCGGATTTTTCCAGGTATTTCTGCTGCGACTTTACACGCTTCATCATCTCAGCGCCAATTTCAGCGCTTGGCTTTGCAGCCCAGTAGGTATTCATATTACTCCTAGCCGGATAGTTATTCCGGAATAGAAAAGGGTTATTTTTTTGATCTAATAATTTGTTTTAAGTCGTTGAATCTGTTTTCCTCTTCAAAGTTTACAATCTCAAAACCCTTCTTTATCGGGATCGGATTGGTGGTCTCGTCAATATTTCTAACCAAGTACATAAGCGATGCCAGAGCATCAAAGTGCCCCAGGGTCTTACTCCTTGAAAACTCGCTACGCTTTTCATTCCAAATGCCATACAAAATAGAATCAATAAGAACCGTACACGATGGATCGATCTCAATTCTTTTCTGGGCGAACCAAACGCGAAGGTTATTGACCATGGCGTGAAGTTCATCCTTAGTAGTTGAATGAAAAAACATCCCGTGAATTGAGCCAAGGTCTAAAAGCAAAAGGGGGTTATTATTATCCGCCACGCGCTTATACGGCTCAACTGGTTTTCCTTCTTTGTCTTTCCAAAGGTCTAGCTCAATCTTTGAAAGAGCCGAGTGAAGCTTCGGCGTAGTCATCTCAGGGCCACTCATCACGTGTTCGCGCTCGATAACAATCTTTGCCCTTAGAAAATCGTAGTAGGCAAAAAGTGTTACATTTAAATCTCGGACCCCTAAGTCCATAGAGACATACTTGTGCAAATGAGCGTAATGCTCGCAAACAGACGCTCTTTTGAAATCATAACCTTTCGATTCTGGAATAATCGCAAGCGTTTCATCTGTAACAAACTGACAAAGGTATTCTCGCTCCCAGTCAGTATTCGTTAAGCACTCGGCTTTATACTCTCTAGCGATTTCCGGCGTGACCATGGGGTTTTTATGAATATCCAGCTCCACATAGGCGCCTTCTCGCTTTGCCTTAATGCAGAAGTCTTTAAAATCATGATCCGGTGATTTCGGAGGGGTTGAGATCATAATCACTCTTGCGCCTTCTCGATACATCGTCATCGGCATAACCACAGAAGAATAGATATAAGAGACATTCTTAATGTAGGCCGCCTCATCGAAAACATAGAGGTCGCAGTAATTACCGCGCCCGCCGTTGGGCTTCCGATCAAGTCCGATAAGCTGAATCTCGGAACCATTGGTGAATCGAAATTTCTTCTTTGATTCGTTCCACTTGGGCCGCAAAGACTCGGGGCAATCCTCGAGCACTGCTTCAAACGCCGGAATGATAAACTCTTCCAGATCCGTAAGAAAGGCAGTCGCGACCTTAACCCTCGCCCTAACTTTAGATCTTGCAACTCGAATGCATTCGGTAACAACCCAGAATGTTTTCCCGAAGCGCCTTGAGCAATTCCCAACAAAGAGCTTTGCTTCGACCTTTCGATACGCCATATCAATGACTTTTTGACCAGGATGAAACTTGTATGACAAGTCATTCCGGTGCCAAAGTATTGCTGCTGCGATCGATTCAATATCATTCACTGATCTTTCTTTTCTCTGTTTGCAATTACCGCAAGAGCCTCGTTTGAAACGTGTTCGAACTGCTCAAGCATATTTTCAACATCAATCGGGTCGGTATCGTTGTCAGGAATATCGACCTTCGGAATTGGATAGCAATAGGTCGTCATGAGTTCCAAAATCTTATATTTTAAGAGCTCGTTGCTGGTATCCTCATAGAGATCCATTAACTTTTGCGGGACAGAGAAGTTTTTCCATTCAAGATAATCTTTCATGGCATGAGTGAGTTTATTTGGAGTGCCTTTTTGTCGACCCCCAGTCCTCCCACGCTTCTTTGTCCCTTCTGTCATCTAAAGATCCATAGTTTTAGACAAACCCAGAACGTGCGACGTTTCCAGAATGGAATTTCAGCCTCTTGTTTAAGTCGAATGAGGACTTTGCCTGGAATTTGCTCAACCGGAGTTTTCAGCGCTTGAAATTCCTGAACCAAATGCTGAAACTCGCGCCTATTATCGGGACAATTAATGATGTCATCCGCGGTTTGAATATGAATCCAGTATTCAAGATCATAAATCATCTTCCAGATTGAGTTCATTGCGAAGCTCCTTCGATCGCCGCACTAATCGCCTCTAGTTTCGCCTTAAGTTCTGCGTTTTCTAGCTCGAGTTTTTGGATATACTCCTGATCTTTCAGCTTTAATTGGCAGGCCTGCCTCATTACGAGGCGATCGGAGTCGGCATCTTGAACTAAAATAGGGCTCGTCGTCTCGACAACAATAAGGCCACGACTAATAAAATCGTTCAATTGACTTAAAATCATACTCTCCTGGCC